TTGCCCGCATCAGCTTCTCAGTTAAGACTTCACCAGTATCGGGATTGACTGCTTCATACCATCCAACTTTTGGCTTATGTACATAGCCAGCTTTCTCTGCAACTTCTAGTAGTCCAGACCACTTCATAATACCACCATCAAAAGTAACAGTAATAGGGATCTGAGACTTCTCACGCACATGTCGAGACTTTTCGATATTGACTACAAAGTGGTAGCCCTTGATCTCAGTGCCTTCTTTCTCTTGTCTACGTCCGATGATCCAAATAGCATCAGCAGAATAGTAAGCACCAGTACCGCCTGATACGATGTCTTTAGGGAACATGCCAATCTCTTTGTACGTGTGGTTCACACAGATCAAAGGAATATCTTTCAGGTTAAGATGTGGCGTTACGATACGGAACAAAGATTTCATCTGCTTTGCACGTGACATATCAGCCACTGACTTACCGTCAATAGCATCATCTACTTCTTTCTTAGAAGCAAGGTTACCAATAGAATCGATTACAATGCAAACATTATCTTTCTTATCTAAGTCATTCAACTGATTAGTGATATCAAACTTCAATTGTTCAACATCTGTAATTGGTGTATGAATAACACGATCCATATCAATACCGAAAGACTGAAAGTATTCTGGTGGTGTACCAAACTCTGAATCATAAAACAGAATCACACTGTCTTTATATTTCTTTTGATGAGCGGCAGCCATCAGCAATGCGAATGCTGATTTAAAGTGTTTAGATGGACCCGCTAACATTAGCAAGCCTGGACTTAGTCCGCCATCTAATCGACCAGACAATGCAACGTTCACCATAGGCACAGATGTTTGTGCCATATCTTTCTTACCAAAGACTTTAGAGTCCATGATAGGTGCTGTTGATTTGATCGTTGAGTTTTTAGCCAATCTTTCCATTAACGATGTCATATTCTATTCTCCATTCATAATTTTATAAAGCTTATCGGCAAACGCATCGATCTTTTCATATCGATTCGGCCAATAAATATAGTCTTTCTCTGGATTCGCTTTCAAGTTATCCAGTAGTGGTATGATGTTATCATACAGGGTTTTTGCACGTGTGTCAACACTTTTAATCTTTTCTACAAGAACTTCGTGTTCCTCGTTTGCCTTTCGAACTGATTCCAGTTCATGTTCGTCTACGGCTGTAAAGCCGAAATCAAATAAATCGTCTGTCATGAGAAAAATCCCTCCAATGAGTTTATGTGTTCAAGTTCCCAGTTGATGGCATCAGACACCATCTTCAGTGGCTCTTTGAACGTTTTGTTAAATTGAGTTTCATAGTCAACATCACTATCTATACCAAACTCTTTAGGTAAAAACTGTGGAAAAGATATTACGTTTTCCATCAGAGGATTAGGCATTTTCATATAACAGAATTTTACCTTACTGCCATTCTTAACTTCTTCTACAGACAGACCATGCTTTTTGATCTGTTGATTAAAGAGAAGTGCGCCTCTGACGTGGATAGGAGTACCTTTCTTATAGATGGTATTCTTATCTTGCCACTTCTCAATATCACTAACACCACGAGGAAACGATACGTCTTCAGGTGGTAAAGATTTGAACTCTTCATAGAAGTTCTTCACGAACTCTTGAAGTTCTACTTCAGTAGAGTTAAGCATAATTCTATATGCTTTTACGAATTTGTCACGAACCACTTGTGGTGTAGAAGATTTTACAGCTTCAATGCCCATGATCTTTAGTTTGGGTTCAGCGTATTGTACCCCTTCGTTGTTATATACGTTAAGTATATATCGTTTTTTTGCCATCCATATGCCCTTATCTGCGATAGCTTCACGTGCCATCACCATTCGGTTATCATATGCATTCATACTTTCATACAATCTATGGTACGCTTTCTCTAGAATAGGTACTAGTTTTTGTTCACACGCTTGATCAATGAACTTGACTGGATCTTTTGGATTCACTGCTTTGACAAGAGGACCCATATCTACATACAATGAGTCTGTGTCCATAGCAATCACATAATCTTCATCATCACTCTTCAATATATTGTTCATTGCCGTATTCATGGCTTGCTCTGCCCACTTGATTGACAACTGACCAGATAAGGTAATACCTTCTGCGATGAGCATTTCAAAGTACCTGAAGTACTGATTGCCTAGCGCACCATAAAGAGAGTTCAACAAAATCTTAATAGCCTGTTGAGTGTTCTCAAGTCTATTTATTTCTCGTTTCAACTCTGGTGAATTTTTAGACTCATTTTCTTGCTTGAGTCTAAGCATCTCTTTTTTGATCTCTGAACGTTCATCATACAGTCCGATAATGATTGTTGGAAATACACCACGCTTGTCTTTGCGATACATAGAGCCGTTTGCGGCAACTGATAAGTCACGTTGTCTAGGCTCATCATCTACAGAATTTTTAAGATAGTGTTCTACGCCACTCACAGTGAAATCATCACCCTTGACTAGAGTTTCTGGAGACATGTTATATTGAACAATCAAGTTAGGATAAAGTGAATTCAAATCAAACGATGTGACCCACTCAGTCATGCCAACTCTAGGTTCTTTCACATAACCACCAGGATAAGGATCTTTGTGTTTACGAGTAGCGGGTGGCACTGCAATTTTGCGATCACTCAGATACCGATATATGATTGAATCCCATATACCAGTAGTGCCGAAAGCATCATTGTAGTTTACGCCACCCTTGTACGCCACAATCAAAGCCAAGTCCATCAAACCAGTTTGCTTATCGATCTTATCCACGACTTGAACATCACGGATATTATAGTCAATAAACTTCTGATGGTTATGCTTATAGAGTCCGTGTAGAGAACCGTATTCTGAGTAAGAAAGTTTCTTCTCACCAAGAACCACAGACGCAATATGATCTAGTGCATAAGAGGCTTGATTGCCGTACGTGTAACCAAATTTTTGAAACAGATCAAAGTAATCGACTTGCTGAACACCATAAATCTCATATGCGTCCATCTCTTTGCCTTTGATGCCAATCTTTCTATATTTTGTAATACCGAAAGGCGAGAACTGCTTCGCTACTTTGTCACCAAGTATACGAATAGTTCGATTGATCATGTAAGGAATATCAAAGAGTCGAATGTTCCAACCAGTAATAATGTCTGGACAATTGGCATGCCAGAAAGTTAGAAACTTTAGAATCAGGTCTTCTTCGTCTGTGCATTGTCGATACTGAATCAGATTATCTGGAATATCAAGTTCGCAATTCTCTAGTCTCCACTCACCAAGACCCCACACGTGATAGATGCCAGAGACACTACTTTTGTATGCAATAGATATGACTGGATGTTTTGCTTCATCTGGCTCTGGGAAACCATCATCAGATGCAACTTCGATATCAATGTTACCGACTTCGATACGTTTAAGATCGTACTTGATTACGCCAGGAAACTTCTCTTGGATAAACTGAGCAACAAAATTATTGTTGCCGTATATTTTAAAATTATCTACATGTTCATACTTCTTAACGAACTCTGTAGCTTCAGACATAGATTCAAGTTCGATGGGATCAACGGCAACACCGTCAAACGATTTCCAACCACTCTCATTTTTCTGAGATTTAAGATACATCGTTGGCTTGAACGGTATCTTAGTTTGAATGCGTTTACCATCATCCGTGTAACCACGAAATAAGATGTTACTGCCATAGCGATTTACGCAAGTATAAAAACTCATAAGACCTCAATTTGTTTCATATAGTGTACAATGTATCACGTATGATACACTTTGTCAAGTATTTAATCAGTCCTCTCACCGAAGCCATAATCGATAACTACAGGAAATCTTGGCACACCATCAGGTGTAAGACCAAAGTATCTCAGTGTAGCCCACGTTGGCGTATCACCAACTTCCCACAACTCTTTCAGAACCTCTTGCTTGCCTCTAACTCCAGCACCGCAAGTCTCACCACTTGGTAATAAGAGACCAAAATGTTTGACGTGTCCTGCCCAGTTGCCTTGACCCTCAAGCATAGTTACAACTCTGAACTCTTCTGTGATAAACTCTTTTCTTTTTAGAAGGTCGTTACTTCTCTTGTTTTGATAGAGGGCATTATTTCTTACCATCTGACCTTCATATCCCTCTTCCATATAATAAGAATAGAGAGAGTCCAACTCTGCTTGATTGTTTGCAAAGTCGGTCTGCACAATTTTTACCACATCACTCTTTGCTCCGTAAGCAAGTTTGATTCTGTTGATAAACAGCATGTCGTTATCTTGCACGAAACAGTCGTAAACGTGATACTCTACAAGGGATGCAGACTCAGCGATATCTTCTGGTGTCGATTTCAGCTTTCTCACAAGACTTGTGATTTTGTTAAAATCTTCTTTGAGTTGATGATTATATAGTTCACCGTCTAGTACTATATTTGGATTAGCCTCAAGAAAAGGCTTTACAGATTCCCAAATGTGTGGACAACTAGTAATTTCTTTACCAGCTCTAGTCCATAATCCAGATGAATTTGCTATACATCTGATACCGTCTAGTTTAGGTTGACTCCAACCAGATTCTTGTGGACGTTTAGTATAGTCAGCCGCAAGCATGGGCTTAAACTTATCGTAACTATCGATCTTGCTTACTTCAGTGAAATATTCTTTTTCTGATTTTTTATCCCAGCTTGCTTGCGCTTCTGCTATCGATTGGGATCTAGAAGTTGTGGCGTTTACTTTACCCACGTTTTTGGGTTGACATGTGTTCCAGCCTGAAGTAACTAGTTTGCCGTCTTGAATGCCAGCTATAGACCTAGTTGCCGCATCATTCTCATCATTCCATCCATATTCAATAGTCAACACTCTGACTTTGCCCTTTGTGTCACGTTTGAACAAAGTTGGCAATGCAATCACATTTTTCATATTATATCTCTCAAGTTTAATTAGAAGTACAGTATAGCATTGAACTATGCTAATGTCAAGTACTTTATTGCCAAATACCCATAGTAAGTAAAGGCACTCCTACTATGATAAAGACTATAACCAAAAATGCAGGAAATAGTCCTTTAGTAGTACAGTAGTTTTGTTGATCACTCATAATACATCTTTCTATATAGAAAAGGGACGTTTTTTACACGTCCCTAGTTTGTAACTTACTTCTTTTCGGAAACAAAAGAGTACAGTTCTTTGGCTTTCTCCATCAACTCTTCCATTGAGTACATTTTATAAGCATCTTGAAGGCAGTCTTCAACATCTTTGCGGGCTTTTTCGCCCTCTGCGATCATGTTCTCATAGAATTGGATATTCATATGATACTGCTGATCCATGTAATCTTTAGCAAGTTTAAGCATTTCTGCTCGGATTTCGAAGGGGTTTTTATTAGACATACTTTTCTCCTGTGTTGTGTGTGTTGTCTTCATTCTTAGGATATGCTACTCAGACATGTAGCAATTACAAAGACACATAGTCCGCTTAGTGCAAATTGCGCTACTGCATCACAAAATGTGCCGTCGCAACTCTTCAGAAAAGAGATTGCTTTGTTCATCAGCTTTTTGACTCCTATAGTTAGCTGTGAGATTAAAGGACGGAGCTTTCACTCCGTCCCACCCTGTATTACTCAGTGAGTAATTCTTTGGTATCCTGAAGAGTTTTCCCGATAGAAATCTTCTTCGGT